AAGGCTTTATGTTCAGCAACAACATCAAGTGCTAACACAGCAGTTGGTAGAAATGCGGTATATACAAATACAACAGGTGCAAATAATACAGGAATTGGTGAACAGGCTTTACAAGCAAACACAACAGGTTCAAACAATGTTGCTGTTGGTTCTTGCGCTTTATATAATCCAAATATCGGAAACACAGTTGCAGTTGGTTTTTGTGCTTTATATTCACTTAATGATACAGGTTACAATAACACTGCTGTTGGTTATTTTAATCAAAAAAGCACTACAACAGGATGTTGTAATACATCAGTTGGTAGAGAAGTGCTTGAAGCAAATACAACAGGAAACAGAAATACAGCAATGGGTATGCAATCGTTACATTCTGTTACTTCAGGTTGTTTAAATGTTGCTGTAGGAACAAGTACTGGTTTATCTCTTACGACTGGAAAAGAAATGGTTCTTATTGGTCATTCTGCTGGAGATACCTTAACAACAGGATGTAGAAATACTATTATAGGTTACGCTGCTGTACCATCAGGAACCACTGCATCTAATAAAGTAGCTATAGGATATCAAGTTTCAATTGCTGGTGGAACAGATGGTAATCCTGAAATAGTTATTGGACATGATGTAGCAAGTCAAGGAGGTAATACTTTTACCTTTGGTAAAAGTGGAAATAAAGTTTACAATGTATTTACTTCAAATGCTTCGTGGACAAGAACTTCTGATTTAAGATTAAAAACAAATATTCAACCATCTACTGTAGGTTTAGATTTTATAAATAATTTAAAACCTGTAACTTATAACTGGAAACCATCAAATGAAATAGATAAGGAACTTACTTCTGAATACAGTGAAGAAAATAAAAAAGATACAAAAGTTAAAATGAATGGTTTAATTGCACAAGAAGTTAAACAAGCACTTATTGATAGTGGAGTTTCAGAATCAGAAGTAAAAGATTATGGTGTTTGGGAAGAAGATAAAGATGGTGTTCAACATATCTCTAGAGAAATGTTTATCATGCCATTGATCAATGCAATAAAAGAATTAAAAAAAGAAATAGACGAACTGAAACAAGGTAGGTAATCTACCATGTTCTTCGGTACTACTACATTTGCAGCAGCTCCCTTCTCAGATATTGGAATTGCAAATGCTCTTGTCGATGTAACAGGTTCACAGGTTAATACATCTATAGGTAATGTTACCATTGTAGGTAACGCTTTAGTCCTTCCGAACGGCAATCGATACAATTTATCTACAGGAACAGTTACCGTCAAAGAAGGCGCTAATGTACCTGTAACAGGAAATCAATTTAATTTAGGCACCGGTACTGTTACTTTCTCTATTAGTGGAGTAGTTCCATTAACAGGAAGTCAAATCAATACAACTATCGGTAATGTAACGATATTAGCAGACGCTAACGTATCAGTTACAGGTAGTGAAGTTGTTTTAAGCACAGGTAGTCCAACGATTGTTGGAAATGCATTAGTTGCAGCAACAGGAAGCGCATTAGATCTTGCAACAGGTACAGTAACTACAGCGGCCGGAGCAGTTGCTTCTGTTACAGGAAACAGGTTTAATACATCAGTTGGTAATGTAACCACTATTGGTGAAGCAGTTATTTTACCAAACGGATCACAGTTAAATCTTGGAACAGGTACTGTAACAATTTCAGCTGATGCAAACTTCTCTGTTACTGGTAATAGAGTTAATTTAAGTATAGGTAATGCAACCGCTAAAGCAAATGCAACGGCTATTGTAACAGGAAACAGGTACAACCTAAGTTCTGGAACCGTGACAATCGTTGCAAAAGCGAATATAATACCAACCGGTACACAATTAAATGTAGGCACAAATCAACCAAATATTAGATTGTGGAACCCAATTGATCCAAGCGTTGGACAAGTTTGGACAAGGATTTCAACACCGTAAGGATAAATTATGTTTTTTGGATCTACATCATTTTCACAGTCAGCATTTGCAGATGTTGGAACTAATATAACAAACTCTGTTGTTATACCTGCAGGAAGTCAACTTAATGTATCTATAGGTAATATAGGTCCTATCCCTGATGTATTAATTGTACCAACAGGAGTGCAATTAAATGTTGCAACTAGTACCCCTTCTGTGATATCATGGAACCCAATACCTCCAGGGGTAACACAAGTTTGGGTACCAATAGACCCAGACGCATAGGAGAATTATGGCATCAAGTACATCAAGTGATTTAAAACTAGAACTCATTGCTTCCGGTGAAAAGGCTGGAACATGGGGAAATATTACTAATACAAACTTACAAATATTAGAACAAGCAGCTTCCGGTTATTTATCTTTAGACGTTGCATCAGCTAACGTTGCTTTAGCTTTAGATAACTTTGCAACATCAAACGGTAAAAATTTATATTATAAATTAACTGGTACATTAACTGGAAACAGACAAGTGACTATGCCAGACTCTGCTGAAAGAGTTTTTATAGTAGAAGATGCAACTGCAAGATCTTCATCGAATTATACATTAACCGTTAAAACAGTTTCAGGCACAGGTGTTGTAATGCCGGTTGCTTCTAAAATGATTTTATATTCTGACGGCACAAACATTAATTCAGGATCATTGACTAAAGGATATTATACAATACCAGGTGGTTACACTGCAGTCAGTGGGGACCAGTTATTAGTAGATACTTCTGGAGGAGGTTTAGGAGTTCCAGTAACCGTTACACTTCCAGCAACACCATCAGTGGGTGATGAAGTAACCATTATTGATAGTGGTAATGCTTTTGGGTCAAACAATTTAACTGTTGGTAGAAATGGTTCTAATATATTAGGTTTAGCTGCTAACTTAACAGTATCAACAAATGGCGCAGCATTCACATTAATATATGTCAATGCAACAAGAGGCTGGGCATATAAAGATAACATATAGGAGCTAATAGATGGCTCTAATTGATTTTAAAGTCTTACCGGGAATAGACAAACAAGATACCACATCAGGTGCAGAAAACAGATGGGTTGATTGTGATAACACAAGATTTAGATATGGACTACCTGAAAAAGTCGGTGGTTGGTCATCTTTGGTAACAAGTAGTATCTGTGGAGTTGCACGAAGACAATTTGCATTTGTAGATTTAGATGGAAATAGATACGTTGCAATTGGAACAGATAAATTTTTACTTATATACTTTGAAGGTCAATTGTATGATGTTACACCTTTAAAGTCGACTATATCATCAGCAACGATTGCAACTACAAATAATTCTGCAATCTGTACTTTAACAACTTCTTCTGCACATGGTTTATCACCAGGAGATATTATATTATTAGACAATGTAACTTTACCGGGTGGAACTGGATATAGTGCATCAGACTTTGAAGATAAATTATTTCAAGTAACAGCTACACCAACAAATACTACTTTTACAATTACACAAAGTTCAAATGCAACTGCAACCGTTGCAACGGGTGGAAGCATAGACATTAAACCTTATGAAACAGTTGGTCCTTCCGCACAATCTTATGGTTATGGTTGGGGTGTATCAGAATGGAACGGAACAGTTTCCGGTGCATTAACAAATGATTTAGATGGTGCATTAGCAGATGATGCAAACGGTAATAATGGATCTTCAACTAATATTACTTTAACATCTACAACAGGTTTTCCTGCATCTGGTAGAATACAAGTTGGAACAGAATTAATTACTTACACAGGTATTTCTGTAAATGATTTAACAGGAATTACTAGAGCAGCAGATGGTTCTATAAGAGCTGCGCACGCTGATGCTGCAGTGGTTACTAATGCTGCAGACTTTGTGGACTGGGGAGAAGCTTCTTCAGCCTCAGAAGTATCTCTTGAGCCGGGTTTATGGTCACTTAGTAATTTTGGTCAAGTATTGGTTGCAACGATTGCAAATGGAAAAACTTTTACTTGGAATGCAGGTGCAACAAATCCTTTAACAGTAAGAGCATCAACAACTACATCAGGATTTTCTACATCTAATAATCCAACAGCAACTAGGGTATCACTAGTATCCCCTACAACACGTCACTTAATTCATCTTGGAACTGAAACAACTATTGGAAGCCCTTCAACACAAGATAATATGTTTATTAGATTCTCGGACCAAGAAGATATAAATGATTACACACCAACAGCAATCAATAGTGCTGGTACACAAAGACTGCAAGATGGAACAAAAATTATAGGTGCATTAAAGGCAAAAGAATCTATTCTAGTTTGGACCGATAATGCATTATATACTATGAAATTTATTGGTTCTCCATTTACATTTGGATTTGAACAAGTTGGTACTAACTGTGGATTAATTGGTAAAAATGCTGCTGTTGAAATTGATGGGGTTGCATTTTGGATGAGCCCCAATGGTTTCTTTATGTTTGATGGTACAGTTAAATCACTACCTTGTTCTGTTGAAGATTATGTTTATGATCAAGCAGATACTACAAAAGGTCAACAAGTTTATGCTGGTTTAAATAATCAATTTACAGAAGTTGTTTGGTATTACCCATCAACAGGTTCTGAATATAATGATCAATATGTAGTATTTAATTATGGAGAAACTATGAAAGGTGGTGTTTGGTATATTGGAACAGAAGCTAGAACTACTTGGATTGATTCAACTGTATATCCAAAACCTTTTGCAACTAAATACAATGGTAATAATTCAGGAACCTTTCCGGTTATTATTGGTGAAGATGGCTTAGGTCAAACTATACTATTTGAACACGAAGTAGGAACTGATCAAGTAAATCCCGATGGTAGTACGACAGCTGTTACTTCATTTATAAAATCATTTGATTTTGATTTACAAGCAAGACAACAAAATGCACAAGGTAAATCAAGTGGACCAACAATTTCTGGTGAAGTATTTTTAGCTATGAGAAGATTCGTACCAGACTTTAAAGATCTACAAGGTAATGCAAAAGTAACTCTTGCTGTTAAACGTTATCCTCAACAATCAGATACAGTTACATCTTTAAGTCCCTTTACAATTACAGCTAGCACTGATAAAAAGGACACTAGGGCCAGAGGAAGATTTGTTAACATTAAGATAGAAAACACTGATGTTAGTGAGTCTTGGCGTTTTGGAACTTTAAGAATAGATATACAACCAGATGGACGTAGATAATGGCTAAAGTAGTAGTAAGATTACCAGAACCAAAAGAAGAATACGATTTTTCTAACCAAAAACAAATTAATAGAGCTATTGCTTTAGTAGTAGAACAATTAAACTCTACATTTTTAAATGATTTAAAACAAGAAACAGAAAGATTTACTTGGTTTAAATCAGGAAATTAATATGGCAAATATATATAAAAACGCACAATTTAATTTAACCACAACTAATGTGACAGATATCTACACTGTGCCTTCTAACTCTAGAGCTATAATACAGAATATACACACAGCCAATGTTGGTGGTGGAAACACAGAAATAAAAGCTTTTTTATATGATAATTCAGCAACAACTGCTTTTCAATTTGCTGAACATACTGTAAACTCAGGAGATTCTAAGTCTATCTCTGATGGCTCAATTGTGTTAGAAGAGAATGATAAATTACAACTGCAAGCTGCTTCAGGAAATATATTCGAAGGCACTTGTGCAATATTAGAAATAAACAGGGATTAAATTATGGCATTTAAAGAAGAAGGATCAGTAGCATACACAATGATAAATGGTAAGAAAGTACCAGTTGTTAAATGTGAGACTGAAGTAGTATTAAGAAATACTCAAACAAGTTATGAGTATAACTCAGATCAAGAAGCAGAAGATGATATTAACAATGCAGAGACAGCAACACAAAGAGAACACGTGACAAGATCATTAAAAATTAAAGTAGCAGCAATGCCACCATTAGGAGCAGGTTCAGAGTAATGGCAATAACAAACGCACAACAAGCTAGACAACTTTATAATGAAGGTGGACCTATGAGAAAAATTAAAGGTCAAGACCACATGTTAGCTTACATTACACCAAACGAAGCTGACAAACTAGTTAAGTTAGGTGGTCAAGAAACAATGACACCTGAAGGAATTTTAGCTTATCCTGAGTTTGATAATTATACAGAGTCTAGTCTTGCAGGTACATCATCAGCAGGTAGTGGTATGTCTAGATCTGAATTTGAAGGTGGTGCATATAGTGGAACAGGTAATGCAGGAGATGGAGTTATTCAACAATACAATAAACCAAAAGAAAAACCTCCAGTAATACCAAAGAAAAAACCCAAAAAGACAAAAGATAATTATAAAAAATCAAGTCAGTTTACTACACCTACATTAGCAGCAATTAACTTTGTTGGACAAGGAATTAAAAATTCTAAGTTTGGTAGATATTTAAATACAAAAGCAAGAGAAAATTATTTAGAAAATTTAAAAGAAGATGATCCTGATTTATATCAAGCTACTGTAGATGATTTAGCAAAACTAGGTTATGCAACAAAAGATGTTGAAATTTATGGACCTAAAGGAAAAAGAGATGGGCCAATGGCTCCAGGAAGAGATATAGAAACATTTACAGATTTATATGAAGATCAAGCTAAATCAATTTTAAATACTGTAACAGATAGTCCTGACGGAGGTGTTGGTACTTTGTATGATGATTATTTAGATTCACTTAAACCACCAACAAATGATGGAGGTGGTGGAAATCAAATAACAGATCCTTGTAAAGGACCCAACCCACCTGCATATTGTTTTGTTGGTAATGACCCAATCGAAGAAGAAGACACAACACCTACAAGAAATTTAGGTGGCCTTGCTCCAAGATTCGCGGGCTCTATATTTGATTTCACAGGTCTTGCAGATGGTGGACGTGCAGGAATGATGGACGGTGGTATGATGGAAGATACTCCTGAAGGAGGAATCATGGACCTTGAATCAGGAAGACAAATGTATTTCTTAGGTAAACTAGTTAAAAAAGCAACAAGAGCAGTTAAGAAAGTTGCAAAATCTCCATTAGGTAAAGCTGCGTTGATGTATGGTTTAGGAAGTTTAGGAGCTAGTGCTTTTGGTAAATATCAAGCTGGAGCAGGAGCAGGAGGAAGTGGTTTTTTTTCAAAAGCAGGTAGATTTTTATTAGGAACTAAAGGAGTTGATGAAGATGGTGGAACAATGGGTCTATTAGGTAAACTAGGTTTAACGGGTGGATTTGGTGGATTTAAACCAACATTAAAAGGCGGTATAACTTTAGGTTTAGGTGTTCCAGCATTGATGGATTTATTTGGTAAAAAAGAAGAAGATGATAAAATGGATTTAGATGAATACTATAGAAAAAATAGTATAGACATTGCTGATATAAGAAATAGACCTTATAATTTTCTAGCACCAAGATTTGCTGCTGATGGTGGTTTGATGAGAACAGGTTATGCAGAAGGATCAGAAGAACCTGTTGCAAAAGAGACTATGCCTTTAATAGATATGGACGGCAAAGAAATGGATTTAAGAGAAGAAGGTGGGTTTGTACCATTAGGTAGAATGGAAAGAGCAGACGATGTACCTGCCAGACTATCTAAAAATGAATTTGTATTTACTGCTGACGCTGTAAGAAATGCAGGTGAAGGAGATATAGACAAGGGAGCAGAAGTCATGTATAACATGATGAAAAACCTCGAATCCGGAGGTGAAGTATCAGAAGAATCGCAAGGATTAGATGGCGCTAGAGAAATGTTTAAAACATCACAACGATTAGAGGAAGTATTATAATGGCGACAGAAACCACAATATCGCGACCAGCACCATTTGTAGAAGATTTAGGAAAAGATTTAGCCGAACAGGCCGTTGCCTTTACAGGTGTACCTATTGTATCAGGTGGCATTGGAAGTCTTTCACAACAAACAGGTGAGACTGCAGAAGGATTTAAAGCAAGACAAGATGCTGCAAGAGCATTTACAACAAGACAACAAAATTTAGCAGGACTTGCACCACAAGTTGCAGGTCAAGATCAATTACA